CCGCAAGGGGTACGTGGGCCGAACAGTGCGAGAGATATACTAAACTCACGCCCGTCTTACTCACGGGGCAGAGTGCGAAAGCCCCAAAGGCCAAGCCCGATGAGCTTTACATTACTGCGTGGGAGACCATAAAGTATTGGCGCGAAGCGATCATAAAGCTAAACCCCGACGCTATTATCTACGACGAGATCCATTGGCTCCGTCGGCCCAAGCATACAAAGGCCACCGTCATGCAGGATGGTAACATCAAATACGAAGGGATCGGAAACTCGCTAGATGCCTCGCGGCAGATTGCCCAGAAAGCAGACTACAAACTTGCGCTAACCGCAACACCGATCCCCGGGCGGGTACGTGACCTCTGGACTCAGCTTGATTTGGTAGAGCCTTGGCAGTGGGGATCCTTCTTCCAGTTCGGGATGAGATACTGCGGCGGCCAACACAATGGCTACGGTTATGAATTCAACGGGCTGAGCAATGCCCACGAGTTGAAGGCTCGGCTAAACTATATCAAGTGCCGCGTGACTCGAGAGGAAGTGAACCGCCACCTGCCCAAGAAAAGAAGAGAAGTCGTTCGCCTCTCCATTGCCCAGCAGAACAAACCATCTGCAATGAAACGCGAGTTAGCCAAGGGCGCAAAGCTCGCCAGTTCTGGAGGAGAGTCCGAGCGGGAGAGCTACTTCGAGACTCTGCTCATGGAAGCCGCAAGCCGGAAACATAAATACGTTGAGGATCGAGTCTTAGACGCCTTGAAATCTGGACAGAAAGTGACCGTCTTTACGGGCCGAAGGCTAGACTGTGACCGACTGGCTAAGAGATTGAGGAAGTCCACGGAAGATATCCAAGGGCTAACCGTTTGGGACGCCCACGGCGGAAGCGATCCCACAGAGCGGGACACCATTCGAAATGAATACATGTCTCACCCGGGCCCTGCTCTTCTGGTAGGAACGGGAGATGCTTGGGGTGAGAGTGTAGACCTTCAAGATACTGACCTCGCTATTATCTCAATGCTCCCATGGACTCCCGACAAAGTAATCCAGTGGGAGGGGAGATTCTCCCGCCTTGGGCAGAAGCGCCCTGTATTGGTGAGCTACGTTATCGCGCGGAACACTGCGGACGAACACGTTGCGGATCTTCTACTAGATAAACTCCCACACGTCGGGGAAATTGCAGAGGACATAGCCGCCGAGGAGATCGAAGGCGCACTGGGCGGAATAGACGAATCAGAGGGCGCGGCAAGCAGACTGCTAGACCGCATCACTAAAGTGGTTTCAGGGATACACTCTCCCTGATACTCAAGTGATACACATTTGATAAAAAGGTGTTGCACACCCTATAGTAATGAGCTATACTACATATGTAATAGGAGCATGATGATGAAGAGACTACTCGACGCAGGTCGGTCAGAGCGTGGCTGGCATAGGATCCAGAACGTAATACGCTGCCCGCGATTATTTGCATGGAAAGAAATAAAGGGACTGGAGTTTCCAATCTCCGCCCCTCTCGTGAACGGTTCTCTCCTTCACATTGCGCTCGCGCACCACTACCAAATTCTAAAAGAAACTCAGACAGGCGGGAACCCCGACATCTGGTTTTCCCCCGAAGAAGCTGTCCTAGAACTAGCCCAGAAAAATGCAGAGAAATCCCCACTTTGGATGAATGGCGTAGAAAGAATACAGGACGTTTATCTCGCTTATGTAAACAACTGGACGTATGAACAATGGAGAGTCTTAGAGGTTGAGCATGAATTCCGCGCTTATCTTGGGAGAGAGGATCATCTGTACACCCAAAGAGCGGACTTGGTTGTCGAAGATCCAGACGGTGGCGTCTGGATTGTTGATCATAAAAGCGCGTATAGAATCACCTCTAAGACTCTCCGCCAGCATATTCTAGACGGCCAGTTTATTGGATACCAGCTCTTCGGGAAAGCTCTTTACGGCCCGAAATTTAAGGGCGTGATCGTAAACAGAGTAAAACTTTCCCCAGCTTACGACTTCGACCGCCGGCCTATCGAGCCCGCGCCTCTAGCATTAAAACACTTCGTTCGAGTAATAGAAGAGGGGGAAGCCCGGATAAGAAAGTGGGAAGGGAAACCTCCACTTGATTGGCCGATGGCCCTGAACAACCAGACTTGCTTTGGGAAGTACGGAAAGTGTGACGCCTACGAACTCTGCCGATTCGGAGACCCCGAGTCTAAAGAATGGGAAGGCGAGATGGGGCTCGGAACAGTGAGGCCATTCTAATGCTAAACGAAGTTCTATCCCGCGTCTGTCAGGTAATCACAGACGATTCACTAGAAGGTCAGAAGCCCCTGACCTATGAGATAATCCCGAACCATTTTGGCTCGACGCTTTCCGTGGTTCATCCTGAGCCTCAGTTCGACGAAGATGGCCAAGGGCTCCTCTTCTCAGAAGCCGTCCCCGTGACAACTAAGTTTAAAAGACTGGCTCTCCCCTTTATTACTATGGGAGTTAACGGACTCAAGTATGGGACTATCCGCGTAAAGCTCACTCAGAGATGTCCGCTGAACGGGAAAGTTTATATTTCTGGAGAAAGCCTTGAGCCCTACGAAGATCTTCCCGAAGAAGAATGTTTCCACTCTCTCCGGGCTCTCCTTGAGCTTGTTGTAGACGAGTCCCCCCCAGCAACGGAGGATCCCTCAGACCTTGAGGCTTGGAACATAATGAGGATCCTCCAAGGAAAAAACCCTTTTCAATAATCAATCGTGTGTTAGTTTAATAATCTTATTTGTGTGTGGAGAAATCATGTCAACTAAAACTGCCCCTCAGAAGGGCGTGTTCTTCTGTCTTTATGGCCCAAGCAAGGCAGGAAAAACGGTAGCCTCAGCCGCCGCAGGCGCTACTGGCGTATTCATAGGAGACCCTTCAGGGCTTTTATCTGCCAAGACTTTCCTAGGGATAGAAAAGCTGAACATTATGCCGGGGAGAATAGTCCCCGATATTACCTCAGCTATCGAAAAGATTACAGCCTCGACTAAGAAGATCCCATCTATTGTAGTAGATGACTTCTCTCTTATAGTAGAGACAACGATAAATGAATATGAGAAAACAAAGGGGAGAGCAGGAATGTGGAGCGCACTAACTCGCGATGTTCTCGCCGCAAGAGACGCGGCCCGGGTTGCAACCTCCCAAGGAATCATAGTAATATTCAATTGTCATGAACAACCTCCAAGGACTAGTAGCGGTAAGTTTATCCGTGGTGGGCCTTCACTGCCGGGCCAGCTCCCAGAAAAGTTTAGCGGCATGGTCGACGTGATCGGCCGAGCCATGTACGAGCCGACTGCGAGTCCTTGGAGGTACCAACTCTGTTTCGAGCCTCAGCCCGATTATGTATCGGGAGACAGGCTCTCCGTATTCCCAGGGAAAGCCCCGATGAATATAGCTGAAGGACTACGCGCCGCTGGATTCTCTGTTCCTTATCCTAAAGGACTGGACTGGATCAACTCGGAAGCGGGGAAAATCTGCGCGGAGATCCTAGTCAAGGGGATAGAGAACTGGGGAGAAGTCCTCGAGCCCGCAGTCGAGAGACTGAAGACGGCGGGGAGGGAAACCCCCCACGTCCGTTGGGCCTTACAAGATGGTTTGCACCGCGCAACCATAAAACATTACCAAGATATCGACGCTCTCAGGATGTTTACATCCTCTGGAGAGGGAGATGACTTATTCGCTTAACAGGTTGGGGGGAGTTTTTTGGAGGTTTAGTTAGTCCTTTTCCTCCGAGTTCCTTTTTCTCCCCCCAGCCTCCTTCCTCCCTCTCATAAAGTGTGTGTAGGGTTAACAACAAAGACAATAATGGAGTTTATATTATGTCTGTAACAATCGAACTAGACTTTACTGGTTGCACCCCTGTCGGGGCTGGAATCGCTTACCTTGAAACCGGACTACATACCGGAAAGATCGTGGAGTTCAAACACTTCGCTGAATCTAACCGCCTATATGTTTACATGATGACGGACGGCTTACGTCACCGAGATTCTTTCTCTCTGAGCGAGAAGGCCATGCCTTTCCTCATGGGATTCTTGGTTGCTGCTGGTGTTCCAGAGACTAAGCTCGCAGGGAAAATCAACTTCCCCTTCGACAAGCTGAATGGAAAAGTTGTCCACTTCAACTACACCGCGCCTCAGATGGGAGCGAACGGAACCCCAGTTGATGGAAGCTACCCTGACTACCGTTATGTAAATGAGGCATACTACACTCAGATGAAGAGGGCTACTGAGTCTTCTGCTCCTGCGGATTTTAAAGTAGAGGCACCCAAGGCGGCACCTGTCTCTAACGGAAAAGCCGCTCCTGTAGTGGCCGCTCCATCTGAAGATGAGTTTGAGTTCTTAATGGCTTAGGCTTCTTTCCCCTCTCCCGCGCGTATTTTTAACTTCCTTTGTGTTGCGCGTGGGGGACTCGGACTTGCCCACCGAGAAAAGTAACGGGCCCCTTTATCCGATTAGCGTGAGATCGAACGATGCAACCAAAAACCTGTAGGACTTGTCCACTACGGATGGAAGAGCCTGTCCTGTCCGAAAGTCACGATGATGATAGGGTGATACTCTTAGGAGAAGCGCCCGCTCTACACGAGACTTTCGAGGGTCGACCCTTTGTCGGCCCGGGCGGGATAGAACTCCAACGTGCTTTGAATAGTCTAGATATTCGGCGCGACCAGTGCTACCTTGCCAACGCGATCCGCTGTCGTCCCCCGAAGAACGATCTTGAGGCCATGAATATTGCCGTCTCAAGACGAAACCGAAAGAGAGAAAAGAAGGCGAAAGAAGAAAAGACAGAAGCTGTACTCCTGAAGAGGCCGGGCGATGCCTGCAAGAGCCTCCTCTACGAAGAGCTTGCCGCCACTGGAATCACTAAGATAATCTGTCTGGGCAAATGGGCTGCGAAAGCAATCCGAGGGAAGGACACTTCCATCATGAACATCCGTGGGGGTTGTGAAGAAGTGCCCGCTCCTTGGGATCCAAACATCACTCTCCAAGTTGGATACACGATGCACCCTTCTTTCGTGATGAGGGTTTCCTCCTACAGGGGAGTGTTCCGCCACGATCTAAGGAAAGCCTTTCGATTCTTCGAAGACAAGCTAGAGTGGGAAGACCCCGAAATAATCCGAACTTCTGACCCCAGGCAGGTGGCAGATTTCATTTCGAGGATGCGCTCTCAGGGCCGGCCCGTAGCCTATGACCTTGAGACGGACGGAATAAATCCCATGACGGCAAACGTCAGGTGCGTCGGACTTGGGGATGTCGATGAATCCCTGATTGTTGAAATCCGCAGTATCCACGGGCATATGCTCTGCTCGGAGGATGAGGAAGAGATCCTTAAAGATCAGATGAGAGAGTTTTTTACTAACCCCCAAGTACCTATTCTTGGACATAACGCAGGTCAGTACGACCGACTTTGTATGGAGGCATGGATTGGAATCACCCCAGTTCTTCGTTGTGACTCTATTCTGTTGCACCTTCTGGCAGATAATGAGCTACCGCACAATCTTGGTTTTGTGGGTTCTTTTTACACTGATAATCCCGAGGCGTGGAAAGCGAACCATACGGCAGTAGAAGCCCGGACGGATGAGGAACTCCACATCTACTGCGGGAAGGATGTCGCCGTAACTGCCCGAATAGCCAAACCTTTAATGAAGGACGTAGTTTCTAGGAAACAGCATCACCTTCTGGGCAGAGAACATACTCTCCAGCATATCGGAACTACTATGCAGACCAACGGGATGGAAGTAGACCAAGAAAAAGTAATGGAGCATATGCTAGTTCTAGACAAGTCCGCGAAGGAGAACCTCGAGATCTGCAAATCCATTGCAGGGGCGAAGTTCAATCCGAATAGTACCCAGCAAATGGCGGGACTCCTCTTCAACTCTTGGGGCCTAGCCCCTCACCACTACTCAGAGAAAACAGGCGATCCTTCTACAGACGATGAAACCCTCCGAACAATGATTGTCCACTACGGGCTGACGGACGAGAGGATCCAGTTCCTCCGCTCTGTGCGGGTCTACCGCAAGATGAGTAAACTTCTTGGGACGTACATCCGCCCTCTCGCCGAGGGGCAGATTACTAGAATCCACCCGAGTTACAACCGTTTACCCGCTACGGGCAGATACTCCTCGAGTAATCCAAATGCCCAGAATATTCCATACCTTCTTAGGGATATCTTTGTGGCTAGGGAAGGATGCGTTCTGATCGGGGCGGACATGGATCAGTTAGAGCTTAGGCTCATTGCGGAAGAGGCTAAGGCCCGGAAATCTATTGATATTATCAACGCTGGGCTAGATCCCCACAACGAAACTATGGAGGTTGTTTATGGAAAAAGTATCTGGAAACTCGAAGGAGCCCCAGAAGATAGGAAACTCAAAGGGAAAGGAAACTTTAAAGCCACCCGTGATATTACCAAGAACACTCGGTATGCGTGGCAGTATGCCGCATCCACTAAGCGTATCCATGAGCAGATATGCTCCGTAGAGGATGACAAAGGCCAGCTAATCTATGCCCACCTCACGCTGGAAGATGTACGCCAAGTTATTGAAGGCCTAAAACGTGCCGACCCCGAGATCCCTAAATGGTGGAGGATGACGGAGAATAAGTACCGGAGGCAGGGATATATTGGAGACTCCCTCTGGGATCGCCGAAGGTATTTCCAGAATGAGGACAAGATCAATGAGCTTGTGAACCATCCAATCCAATCGGGCGGATCAGCCATTGTAAATGAAGGCATGATCGAACTACTCTACGGCCCCCAAGACTGGTTCTCGACGGAGCCGCTCAAGAAGCCCGAAGGGACTATCCCTGAGAAATGGCTTATCAACAACGGGCACGATGCCCTCTATCTAGAGGTGCCCGAAGAAGAAAAAGAACTCGCGGCCCGCATCCTCCAAGATGCAATGGCCCGAAAGAGAAAACTCAACCCCCTTTTAACTTATACAGCCGAGTCCGATATTGGTCATCGCTGGAACGAGGTGTAGCTTGGTCAAGTGTTTAGATGTAGATTGCAGGAAGAAAGAGAGATGCCACCGGTGGACAATGGAGTCCAGAAAATTACAGAGCTATGCACAACTTGGGGATTACTCTAAGGGCAAACCATGTTCTTCTTGGGTGTGTGGC